GTTCGTGGACTAGACTACTCAATCCAAATCAGCAAACTTTTCTATGAACGTTTCATTCAAGACAGAGAAATTTCTCTCTTCAGTCCACACGACGTTCCTGGTTTGTATGATGCTTTTGGCACTGATAGATTTGACAGTCTATACGAGCATTATGAACGAGCTCAAGATGTTCCAAGAAAGACTGTTGGAGCTCAAGAACTATTTACCAATATTTTAAAAGAGCGTGCAGCATTTGGTCGTCTTTATATTATGAACATCGACCACTGCAATAGTCATTCTTCTTTCAAAGATAAAATAAGCATGAGTAATCTTTGTCAAGAGATCACTCTTCCCACAGATCCTATTCGTCATATTGACGATAAAGATGGTGAGATTGCACTTTGTATTCTTTCTGCTGTTAATGTGGGTAAAGTTCATAAACTTGATGAGATGGAAGAACTGTGCGATCTCACAGTTCGTGCTCTTGATGAATTGATTGATTACCAGGGATACCCTGTGGCAGCAGCAGAACGTGCTACAAGGGCACGTAGGTCGCTTGGGGTAGGGTTTATTGGTCTTGCCCATTATCTGGCACGTCTGGGGCACAAATACGAGGATGTTGCTGCTTTGACTGAGGTGCATAAACTAACCGAAGCATTCCAGTATTATCTCTTGAAAGCATCCAATCAACTAGCTAAAGAGAAAGGTGCATGTGAGGCATTTAATCGTACTAAGTATGCAGATGGTATTCTTCCCATCGATACATACAAGAAGGATGTCGATGAACTGGTAGCACCTGTATACTTCTATGATTGGGAAACTCTACGTACCGATATTCAAGCACATGGACTACGACATAGCACGTTGTCCGCACAGATGCCATCGGAGAGCAGTTCCGTTGTGTCAAACGCAACAAATGGAATTGAGCCACCTAGAGACTACTTGTCCGTTAAGAAAAGTAAGAAGGGGAACCTTAAACAAGTTGTTCCACAGTATCAATCCCTTAAGAATAATTACACTCTTCTCTGGGACATGCCATCAAATGAAGGATACATCAAAATCGTTGCAGTAATGCAGAAGTTTTTTGACCAAGCAATTAGTGGCAACTGGTCTTATGACCAAAGAAAGTTTCCTAATCTGGAGATTCCTATTACTGTTTGGGCACAAGATTTACTGTCTACATACAAATACGGTTGGAAGACATCCTACTATCAAAACACTTATGACTTGAAGGGAGAGGAAGAACTAGAAGAAAAGCGTAGTCAATTAGAGCAACTTATTTCAATCGCAGAAGAGGAGGACGACTGTGAATCTTGTAAAATCTGAACCAAAGAGGAAGATTGAAGGTATGACGGTATTTAATACCAACAAAGTAGATACCAAAAAGCAACCAATGTTTTTTGGTCAACCACTAGGAGTTCAGAGATATGATGGGGCAAAGTACCCCATCTTTGAAAAGTTGACCCAACAACAGTTGGGTTATTTCTGGAGACCAGAAGAAGTTTCATTGCAAAAAGATCGTGCTGATTACCAAACTCTGGAACCAGAGCAAAAACATATCTTCACTAGTAACCTTAAGTACCAAATCCTCTTGGATTCTGTACAAGGGCGTGGTCCTGGGATGGCTTTTATCCCTTACTGTTCATTACCTGAACTTGAATCTGCTATGACTGTATGGGAGTTTATGGAGATGATCCACTCCCGTTCATATACATATATTATCAAAAATGTTTATTCAAATCCAACTGAAGTATTTGATACTATTTTAGATAATGAAAACATTTTAAACAGAGCATCTTCTGTTACATCCTCATATGATGACTTCATTCATTCTGCCCAAGAATATGGCAACAGCAATCTGTGGCAGTTTGCTAACGATGGGGTTGACCTTGGGCATCATGAACGCTATGCTCTAAAACGTAAACTCTATCGAGCAATTGCAAATGTCAACATTCTGGAAGGCATCAGATTCTATGTTTCGTTCGCTTGTTCGTTTGCATTTGGCGAGAACAAAATTATGGAAGGATCCGCTAAGATCATCTCTCTCATCGCCAGAGACGAAAGCCAGCATCTTGTACTTACACAAAACATCCTTAACAAATGGCGTGATGGGGACGATCCAGAACTTCAGGAGATTGCTAGGGAAGAGGAACCCTTTGTAAGGGCAATGTTCAAGCAATGTGTGGATGAGGAAAAACTCTGGGCACAGTATCTGTTTAAAGACGGATCTATGATTGGTCTTAGTGAATCTCTTCTCCACAAGTATGTTGAATGGATTGCTAATCGTAGGATGAAAGCAATTGGTCTTAAACCAGAGTACGATATTCCTGCAAAGAATAACCCTCTTCCCTGGACTGAGCATTGGATTTCATCCAAAGGTCTGCAAGTTGCTCCTCAAGAAACTGAAGTTGAATCATATCTTGTTGGTGGGATTAAACAGGATCTCCAAACAAATACGTTTTCTGGATTTAAACTTTGATCATAAATAAATCAGTGACTGCTGATTTATGTACGACAACCCATGGTGGTACAATGAACATATATTTAATTCAGAAGACATAAATGGGTACTATGGATTCGTTTATCTAATTACCAATACTGTCAATGGGCGAAAGTACATTGGCAGGAAGTACTTCTGGTCCTTTCGTAAAAAGAAAGGACAGACTAGAAGGTCTAAGCAAGAATCTGATTGGAAATTATATTACGGATCCTGCCCAGAATTAAAAGAAGACATTAAAGTAATAGGCAAACCAAAATTTAAAAGAGAAATCTTAAGTTTGCATACTACTTTAGGTAAATGTAATTACGAAGAAACTAAACAACTATTTGTAAACAGCGTTCTTACTGAAAGCTTGACAGACGGCACCCCTGCCTACTACAATAGCAATGTCCTAGGACGCTACTATCGAAAAGACTATTTCAACTATGTTAAAGAATCTAGCGATGATGCTCCTAGCAACTGCTAGTGGAGCATGTGCGTACCCTTCTATTGATGAGATTGAATCACCTCCGCAAGAACCCATTGCTGAGGAAACTATAGCAATTCCAGTAATTCCTTATAAACCATCTTGGAAGTGTCCGGAATGTAATGCAAACGAACAATATGTTCTGGAAGTATTCCAAGAAAAAAGAAACATCAATGACAAGAATGCCCTTGCTACTTTGATGGGCAATATCAAATCCGAATCTGGTTTTGTCCCTAATATTTGTGAAGGTGGGGCAAGAGTTCCTTATGATAAATGTTATGCTGGTGGATATGGTTTAATTCAGTGGACTTCTATTGGTCGCTATCGTGGACTTGGAACATTCTGCAATAAGTATGGATGTGATCCTTCATCTCTAGAAGGGCAAGTTCGCTACATGATCAATGAACCTATCTTTATTAGATACCTTCCCGAGTTCCAAGGGCAAGGGCAGACTATTTCTCAATACATGGTTCCTGCTTATTATTGGTTGGGGTGGGGAATCAAAGGTTATCGTGAGCAGTATGCATACGATTATTCCAAGAAATTAGTATGGACTTGACAAATTTAATAGGATAGTGTAAACTATTCTTATGGGCACGTAGCATAATGGATAATGCAATCGCCTTCTAAGCGATCGAGTGCTGGTTCGACCCCAGCCGTGCCTGCCAGGGCGATTAACTCAGCGGTAGAGTGCCTCCTTTACACGGAGATGGTCACAGGTTCAAATCCTGTATCGCCCATATAAATAATGTAAACAATTGAAATATTTAAATGGATGTAAAACATGTACTTAGTTAGATGTAAATGTTGTAATACAGAATTAATGAGTTCTTCAAAACCACAATGTTGTGGATGCCCAAATCAAACTGTATTAGTAGGGGAAAAGATAACTGCAGTTGATTTAACGCAAGTGGTATTGATCAATTCTGGAGAAATTCTTAAGAAGGGATCAGTTTTCAGCAAACAGGACCTAGAATACCAGGAGGCACGGAGAAAACGACGTGTCCGTAAACTCGATTTTGAAGAAAGATGACCACTAAACAGGAAAAACGTAAAGATGCATTTTTTATCTTTTACGAAAGCGTTTTAAAACCAGACCATGAATTGCGTCAGACAGCACACGAACAGGAGTGCTATCACGAACTGCTAGAATGGCGTGGTGAGATCATTGAGTACTTGGATCGAAGGCGAAATGAAGAGTTTTTCAGTTAACTCTTGACAAAGTGAGCATCTTGTAGTATGATGCTCACATCTACCGGGGATTAGCTCAGTTTGGTAGAGCGCCGTCTTTGGGAGGCGGATGCCACAGGTTCAAATCCTGTATCCCCGATTGGAGGGGTTGACAAAACCTTTCCTTTCATAGTAAAATTTACTTGTTAACTTACAGGCAAATGTCCCGTTCTAAATTTCATTCCAAGTTCAAAAACGATCTCAAAAAATTGACTGCAGCAATTGAGGGAAACATTTCTCTCGATGAAGACTACCCTAAACTTTATCAAAAACTCATTCGTTTTTATGAAGATCAAGGTATTCAGTTGTATGATGATCCTGAAGATGATTACAATGTAATTCTTGATCAGGTTGAAGCAGATCTA